ACCGCCGCGCTGGTCACCCAGGACTCCAGACCGGACTGGAGGTTCTCCCGCCAGTCGCCCTCGTCCCGTACAGCGGCGGTCGCCGCGGCGTAGGCGGCCTGCTCGTACTGCTCGGCGTGCGTGGCCGCGGCCGCGGCCAACCAGGCCTCCATCACCGCCACGTCCCACCCCTCGGCGTCGGGGTTCCACACCTCCAGCACCGACCAGGCGCCGACCTGCGCCAGCCGCAGCCCGTACGCCAGCATCAGCGCGGCCAGCTGCTCCTGCCGCTCCGGGCTCGAAGCGGCCCACAGGTCGTAGAAGTCCGGCGGCCCGTCGGCCTTCGCGTCGGCGGCCGCCAGCAGAGCGTCGGCCTGGCGGTGGGCCCAGCCGGTCAGGGCCTCGGCGTAGGCGTCGCGCTCGGCCTCGAAGGTGCCCAGATCATCCGGCCGCCCGGCCTTCCTCCCGGCCGGGCGGCCGCCGACTTTTGGGGCCGGGTCCGGGGCCGTGTCTCTGGGGCTGGCGAGTCCGCCGACCAGCACGTTGAGCGGGGTCACCAGTTCGTCGGTGCCCTCCACGTAGGGGAGGTTCTGCACCGCGCGGGCCTCGGAGCGCAGCATGTACGGGGCGCCGACCGCGGTCTGCAGCAGCGCGGCCTGCTCGAGGAAGCTGCCGCGCAGCTTGGCCTCCACGTTGGCCTCCACGTACAGCGACGACCCGGGGCCGGCGACCAGCGGGACCAGCATGGTGTTCAGCACGTCCTCGAACTGGGTGATGTACGGGCCCAGGGAGTGGGTGTAGAGCATCTGCCGGTAGGCGTCGATGTTGGAGTACGTGCCCTCGCGGGCGCCGACCAGCTCGGGCGCGATGTGGTACGCCGAGGCGACCTCGGCGTCTGTGAGGCGGCGGCCCTCGATGTCTTGCGTCTCCTGCGGGTTGAACGCCTTGACGGTGACCAGCTTCATGCCGTCCTCGAGGATCGGCGTGCCGCCGGCCTGAGCGGACCGGCCCAGGAAAGCGTTGAACGCGGCGATGAACCGCTCCTTCGCCGTCTTGGACCAGGCCGGGGCGTCCACGGGACGCTCGATCACGGCCGGCACCCGGGCGCCGTTGCGCCACACCTGGCGGCGCCAGGCCACCGCCTCGGCCTGCTCGGCCAGGATGTGCCGCAGCGTCTCCATCGGGCTGGTGCCGTCCGAGCCGACCGTGGCGTACCCGTGGTCGAACACGTACGGCACCCGGGCGCCGGGCGTCAGCGGCACGATCTCGGCCGGGCCCCGGGAGGAGATCAGGTACAGGGCGGCCGGGTGGTCGTCGTCGTCGGCCAGGATGTGGAACCGCCTCGCCGGCTTGCGCCGCAGCTCCCACCCGGACTCGGTGTCAGCGGACGGCAGCAGCTGCATGCACCACCGGTCGTGGATCAGCCAGTCCACGATCACCGCGTGCAGGGTGCGCGCGGGCCCGCGGTGCGGGCCGGGCTGGGCCAGCAGCTGCGCCAGCGGGTGATCGGTGACCCGGCGGCGGTCGGTGTCGGAGACGCGGTCGTAGACGTGCCAGGGGATCGTGGCGATCGCCCGGGCGATGAAGTCCACCACCTTCCGCACGCTGGGCTGGGTCTCCCACACCTGCAGCGCGGCCGCGGTGTCGGAGTAGTTCGACAGCGGGATCCCGGGGTCGACCACCCTGATGCCGTTGGCCGTCACGTACGCGCCGAGCTCGGCCAGATTCTCGAACGCCTCGCCGCCCTTCGCGGCCGGGACGGGCAGGCCGTCCTGGTCGACCACCTGCCCGCTCCCGCCCGTGTCGCCGCGCTTGATCCAGCGGCGCCAGAACGCCATGCGGTCCCCTCCTTCAGATCGCCTCGAACTCGCCGTCCTCGTACGCGGACACGCGCCTGGGCGGGCGGGCGAGGACCTCGGACATGGCCGTCGCCAGCGCGGAGACGGCGTCGATCTTGTCGCCGCTGTTCGCCTTGTCCGGCTTGACGTTGCCGGCGGCGTCCATGGCGACCGCCAGGTTGTCGACCATCCACCGCACCGCCGGGTTACCGCCGTGCCGCAGCGTCGGGACCTCGGCGGTGCCCATCAGCAGCAGCCGCTGGATCGCCTTCATCGCCGGGTTCATCGTGATGTAGCCCTGCCGGACCTTGACCAACGGCGCCCGGTCGGCGGTCAGGTCGACCACCAGCTGGCTGGCGTTCCACGGGTCGTAGCCGATGGACTTCACCACGAAGGCGTCCCGGTCCTGGGCGATCTGGTGCCGGATGAATCCGTAGTCGGTGACGTTCCCGGGGGTGGACTTCATCCATCCCTCACGCACCCAGCGGGACGCGGCGCCGGCGGTCCGCTTGTCCAGGGACTCCAGCGCTCCCTCCGGGGCCCAGATCCGCCACACCGCGTCCAGCGTCTCGTCCTCGTCCCGGGGGAACAGCCAGCACAACGCGGTGAGGTCGGAGGTGCTGGAGAGGTCCAGGCCGCCGTACGCCTCGCGGCCGCGCATAGCGGCCTCGTCCACCATGCTCGCGTTGCGGTCCCAGGCATCCAGCGGGATGAACTTCGTCTCCTGCTTGGTGCGGATGCCCAGGTGGAGCCTCTTGTAGGAGGCGAGGTTGGCCGGGGATGCCTTCGCCTTGCGCGAGGCCTTCGCCAGGTACGCCCGGGTCGGGCTCACGCCGAACCCTGGGTTCGCCGCGCGCCAGGTCTCCTCGGCGTGCGGGTCGGCGTCCGCTGGCGCCGCGAAGATGACGCCGTACACCGACGGATCGTGCAGGACGCCGCGGGCCAGCTGCTCGATGATGCGACGCTTGTTGTCGTACGGCGTCTCGCGCTTACCGGTGTCGGCGGTGGTGATGACGACGCCGAGCGGCTGGCGGCGGGAGCCGGTGCCGGACTCCAGCGTCTCGAGCATGTCCGGGGTCTTGTGGATGTGCAGCTCGTCGCAGATGTAGCAGTGCAGGTTCGCGCCGTGCTGGGCGTCGGCGACGTTGCTGATGACCTGGAAGTAGGAGCCGCTCCGCTCGTGGATGATCTTGTCCTTGAGCGGCTTGACGTGGCCCTTGAGCGCGGGCGCGGACTCGGCGAGCCGCTTGATCGGGTCGAAGACGAACCGTGCCTGGTCCTTGGTCGTCGCCGCGGCGAGGACCTCGGCGCCGGGCTCGCCGTCCGCGCACGTCATGTAGATCGCGATGCCGCCGCACAGTGTGCTCTTACCGTTCTTGCGGGGCACGTCGACGTACAGCTCGGAGATGATCCGGACGTAGTCGCCGGCGTCCTCGTCCCAGTGCACCCAGCCGAAGACGGGGGCGATGATGTAGGCGACCTGCCAGGGGTCCGGCTTCAGCGGCTGGCCGGCCCACTGGCCCTTGGTGTGCCGCAGCTTCGAGAACGCGGTGATGACGCGGTCGACGCGGTCCGGGTCGAAGACGGCGCCGGGCTCGTCGCGCGGCTCTGGTGTCTTGTGCAGCGGTGGGCAGTCCGGCAGCGGGAACCCGCGGTCGATCAGGTACCAGGCGACCTCGGGCGAGAGCTTGAGCCGGTCCAGCTCTTCCTGGCTGGGCAGCTCCGGCACCCTGCTGCTGCGCTTCGCCGCCCGCGGCTTGGCCGGCTTACGCGAACGGGTTGTCGTCCTCGCCATCGTCGGCCCCTCTCGCCAGGGCCTGCTCGGTGCTGGGGGTCAGGCCGAACTGAGCCGCCCATGCCCTCAGCTCGCGGCCAGCGGTCTGGGCGATGGTCACCGCGGGGTTGGTGATGGTGCGCCTGGACTCGCTGCCGTCCTTCCGGACGGTGACCACCTCGCAGGTCAGGCCCTCCCGGTGCACGGTGCGGGTCGCCTCCACGAACCGGGCCCAGGTCTCGCAGTACGCGGCGAGTGCCGCACGGTCCTCCTCCTTCAGCAGGTCCAGGCGCTGCAGGCCAGGCACGACGCGGCGCCACTCGGCCTTCGCCTCCGTGCTCAGCCACGTCGGCGGCCTCGGCGGGATCCGCCGAAACGTGGGCCCGGGGTTGACCTGGCGGCCGCCGGAGTCACGGCCGTCGCCTCTGCCCTTGAGGAGCTTCAGCGCGGCGGGCTGCGCGGTGCGCGACATGGGTCACCCCTTCCTGTTGCTCTCCTTACGTCTGGCGCGACAGCGGCGCCGACCGCAGTCGATGAGTCGCGGGTCGGCGTAGCTGTCCACCAGGTCGTGGGTGGCCAGCAGCTCAGTGAAGGCGCCCGGGTTGAGGCCGGTATCCCGCTCCAGCTCCGCGATCAACCGGGGCCAGGCCCGGTCGTGGATGGGGCAGCGGTCGGCCAACGCGAACAGTAGCCACCTCATGTCGTGATCCCCCGCCCGTCGCCCTGACCTGCACTGTCTCCAATCACTCTCCGTAGCGGAGGTCCCCCCGGGAAATTTTTTCTGAGACGGTGTGTGCCGCACTGACCGCGCCGGTCCCCGAGACGATCACTCCTGTGATCCGGACTCCCCTTCCCCCTGGGGGGCGTCGGGAAGGGAGCCGCCGGCGCTCAGGTAGGCACCGGCGGTATGCAGCAGCTCGCCGAGGGCACGGTAGACGTCCCGCGCGGCGATCCGGCCGCCGGTCACGGGCAGGGACACCTCGCCGACCTTGCCGGTGATCGTCCCGTCGGGCAGGTGGGTGGTGATGGTGACGGTGGCGCGCACCTCAGCAGCCATGGGTGAGCCTCTCTCGGGGTGTCAGCGAGGCCTGCGGCGGCGGGCGTTGCCGCGCGCTGCCTCGGCCTTGCTCTTGATCTCGTTGCACGGGCCGCACAGCAGGCCGAGGTTGTCCAGGTCCTCGGCCGAGCCGCCCTCGCTGATGGGTGTGATGTGGTCCAGGACGTGGCCGGGCGCCTCGGGGTCGTCCGGTGGCTCGGCGCCGCAGCGGTAGCAGCATCCGTTGTCACGCGCGGTCACCAGGCGCTTGAGGGTGCGGAGACGTCCGGCGCTGATGCCGTACCGCTCGGCGAGGGACGGGCGTCCGGCCCATGGTGTGCGCTGGTGGTCGGGGCAGCGGCCCTTGGTGACCAGCTTGTAGCAGCCGGGTTCGGCGCAGCGGGTGGGCGGGGCAGTGGGCACCGGGGGCCTCCACCTGGGGGGATCACCCGGGGGTCATCCCCGGGGGGTGGTCTTGGCGGGGGTGGTGCTCTGGGGGGTGTTGGACCGGTTGGGGTCGATGACCAGCCCGGTCATGGCGATGAGCTGCTGGGCGGCGTCCCGGGTGAGGTGGTCGACCGTCTCGGGCGGGACGCCACCGGCGAGTAGCTCGGCGCGGTAGGCGATCAGGGTCTGGGCGGTGGTGGGCACGGGCTACTCCTGGCGGGCTGGGGACTCCAGCAAGGGGAGGAGGGCAGGAACGTCCAGCGAGGTAGCGACGCGGGCCCACATCTCGGCCAGGCGTACGGCCTCGGTGAACCGGTCGCTGCGGCGCTGGGCGTCGCGGTACTCCTCGGCGGCGATCTGCCGGACGTAGGCGGGCATGGCGGCCGCGTTGTCCTCGCGGGCCCGGGCGCTGTCCTCCAGCCGTACGGCCTCCTGGTAGTGGGTCTGGGCCTGCTCGGCCCAGGACACGGCCCGGGCCTGGGCGCTCTGCCTGGTCTCGGTGAGCCAGGCGAGGAAGTCGCCGTCCTGGTTGGGCATGTGGGCTCCGTTCTGCGTAGCGGTGCGGCCGCCCGGGTGTGGGGCGTCACCGGGCGGCCGCACTTCCCTCCCGTCCCCGTGGGAAGGCATCGGTGGTGACGTGCTGTTCGAACACCAGCAGCGTCTCGGCGCCGACGCTGATGGCCATGCGGTCCCGGGTCTCGCGGTCGGGGAGAGCTCCGGTCCAGCCGGACAGGACCAGGGCGTAGCGCTGTTGGCCGGTCTCGGAGGGCGGGAGGGGGAGGACGGCCAGGTGGGCGGTCATGAGCCGCTCCGGGCGGTGTCGGTCTCGGGGATGCCGACCAGGCGCAGGGCGCGGCGGCGGGTGTGTTGCTCGGCGGCGGCGACGTCGGCGAGGGCGAAGAGCTGGCGGCCGTCGTTGTCCAGGCCGCGGGGGGCGAGGTGGCCTCGGGCGACCCAGGAGCGGATGGTGCGCTCGGTGACCTCGGCGGCGCCGGCGGACAGGGCTCGGCGGGCGCGGGTGGCGTGTTCGGCGGCCTGGCGGGCGGTGAGCCAGGTGGTGGGCACTGTGACCTCCCCCGGGTACGCGAAAGCCCCCGGGGGCCGGGGGCTTGAGGTTCTGGACACAGTGGTGCCGCTGGCAGCGAGTATGCGCTAGAGGGGTGATCTTGTCCAGCACAACCCCGCACAGGCGTGCGAAGGGCCCCGCCGTCGGGGACGGCGGGGCCCTTCGGGGGCTACTGCCGTGGGCGCTTCGGCGTGCCGGGCACGGGCTTCTCCGGCTGGCGGAACCAGCCGCCGCGGCTCGCCTGGTAGTCGGTGCGTGCGGCCGCGCGCTGCTCGGGCGTCAGGCGGTCGCGGAGTTCGTCCATGGGGATGGTGGGCCGGAATCTTGGCATGATGACGGGTCCTGTCTCGTCTGGTTCGGGATGGGGACCGGGGCGGCCGGTAGCTGGCAGGCGCGGGCCGCCCCGGGGTCAGTGGCGGGGCACGGTGCCCCGGCGGCGGGCGGTCTCGGAGAGGACGCGGATGATCGTCATCCCCTGCCGCCGCTCCACGGTCAGATCGTTGTTGCTGTTGTTGTTGCTGGCCTGACCTGCGGCAACAACGTCTTCAGGGGCGTCGGAAGAGGGGGAGGGGAGGGGCGGGAAGTGGGCCGCATCCACGCCGGTGGAGGGCTTCCCACCCATGCGGACGGTCTTGATCGGCACCCCCGCGTCGGCCAGTAGCTCCCGCACGCGGGCGGTGTCCTTCCCGAACCCGAGCGCGCGGGCGAGGGCGGACAGGTGGACGTGCGGGTCGGCCAGCTCGTGCATCGCGGCCACCAGCTCGGGCATGCCCGGCCCGGCCGGCTCCTCCTCCGGCTGCTCCTCCTCGCCGGGCTCCTCGCCCGGCTCCTCGCCGCCTGGCTTCTCCTGCTTCGGCAGACGTCCAGCCGGGAAGGCCAGGGCAGCGAAGCCACCGACGGCCACCCACATCAGGCCTCGCTCGGTGTAGATCGCCGCCCCGGCCCAGGCGCCGCCGCCGAGGACACCGAAGCCGCGCCAGGCGCAGGTCTGCCAGTCCTCCCCCGCCATCACCCACGCGCCCGGTCGGCGGACCAGGACGAGGGAGCCGCGGCAGAGCTGGGCGGCGGCCTTCTGCAGCGCGCTCATCACAGCCCCACCGAGGCGAAGGCGGTACGGATGAGCTCGATCGGCATGAGCCAGATCCCCCCGGCGGCGCCGTAGACCACGGCCGCGGCGTAGCCCCAGATGGCGGTCCACTTCGCGTTGAGGTCGGAGTACCAGACGGCGGTGGTGATGAGCAGGGCGATCGCGCCGGGGCCGATGTCGCCGAGCTGGGAGGACTGGCCGGTCAGCCCACTCAGGACGTTCTCTACGGCCGCGGACGGGTACGCCCAGATCCCTGCGGCGGCCACGGACATGACGCCGGCGGCGAAGGCGATGACGAGTACGGCGCGGGTGGGGAGGGTCTTCCCGCCCTTGCGGATACCGAAGAACAGCAGTCCCCACAGGACGAGGGAGAGTCCGCCGGCGCCGACGGAGCCGAACAGTGGGCCCTCGGGTGCGGCCAGGTACAGGTACGGGTACGGGTTCGCGGTCACGATGCGCTCCAGTTGGGCGAGTACAGGGCGAGGGCGAGTACGGCGGTGGCGAGGGGTACGCGGGCGAGGAACCGGACGACGGGCTGCACGGGCTCGGGGAGGAGCCCGGCGGCGGCGCGGCCGTACCGGTCGGCGATCGTGGCGGCGATCACGAGACCGACGCCGATGACGATGGCGCCGGACGGGGAGCCGGCCTGCCCGGCGTCTTCGAGCGCGGCCAGGGCGAGCTGGGCGGTGCCGGTGAGCCAGCCGAGGCCGGCCGCGGCGCCGTTGAAGGCGAGGGCCTGCGCCTTGCGGTTCGCGCGGGCCTCGGGGTCGCGGTCGCGGACGCGCTCGAAGATGACGTACCGCGGCACCTGCTCGGGGCCGGGAGCCTGGGAGGGCTTGGGCTGGTCGTCGCCGTAGAGGGCGTCCCACCAGTCCTCGGACGGTGGCTTGTCGGTCATTGGGTGATCTCCTGGGAGAGGGCGGTGCGGATGCGCTCGGCGCGGTCCTGGCCGATCCGGTAGCGGGTGCGCAGCGCGCGGTACGTCGGGAGCTGGCCGCGGGCGAGAAGGTCGGCGTACTCGGTGCGCGCGTCGGCGAGGAGCGGGGCGTCGTCCTCCGGCTCGGGTGCGGCCTTCGGCCGGGCGGCGCGGGTACGGGTACGGGTACGGCGGGTGCGCGTACCGGCGGCGGGCAGGGTGGCCCGTACCTCCCGGCGGGGTACGGCAGCCGCGGCAACGGTTGAGCACACGTCGGGGTGCGGGTACGGGTGCAGGCGGTCCAGGTCGAGTACGAGTACGTTCGCCGGGTCCGGTACGGGTGCGGGGCGGGCGACGATCGGCAGCAGC